ATCTGTATATTTTAGCATTACCTCGTACTGGGTATCCTGTGTAGGCGACGTTGATGGCGCACCGTCCGCCTCGTTAATTAGGTGGCTCAGCACTAGCTCGGGCGTTCTTTGCACTGAATCGTTAAGCCTTCCGATTTGTTGATCTTGATAATTTACGCGATCCTTTAAGCCATTACCTAATTTCAACCCTTCACCTGTCGAAGTTAGCCCAGTGTAAATTGGAACCAAGCCCAACCACTCACCGCTCCACTGCTCAGAGCGTGCAGAGTATACCGCGCCATTCAATAACCATTTAAAGCTATCAAAAGAAAGCGACTTAATAGCCGTCAAAGTCCCCGCATCTACCCAAGTGCCCTGTATCACTGGCACAAAATCCCTATACAATCCTGCAATCCCCTGCCCTAGCATTGCCGTTGGCGTGCCGTGAGTTACTGAATCCCAACCGCCGTACCAATCATCCGCAATGACGTCGGCCGTGCCGTTGTTTGCCAAGATGTTGCCCGTCCCGTATTTGCTACTTGAATAGTAATATTTAGGCTTTAAAATAATAGGCGTTGAATTTAAAGCACTGTTGGAATCAGGGTTAAATACTTCTGTAATGTTGAAAGTAAAATCCGGGTTTTGATAAGGCGATGCGTCGGCAAATGCGATTTGAATGGATCCCCAAAAATCTTTTCTCTCCTCATCGGGCGCGCCTTTTTTTGCGCCTAGAATGTTGAACCGATATTTATTTGCAACAACTCCTGCAACTTGAACGTTGAGCGTGTCAAATCCTGCGGGGGCAGTTGATACGTTTTTATCAAAAACAAAGCCCGTCCAATTACCCGCCTGCGTATCTGTTTTAATGCGCTCCGTGTAGTTGGGCGTTGTTGGTCCACCACTTACCCAAAAAAAGTTATTGTTGTCTAAAATTTTGATATTTCCCGCCGAATCCGTAAGCCATATTTTTAGCGTCACCATTGTTTCATCCTCTACTCCAGCGTTAGGGCTAGCAAAAACGAACCTTTTAAATTTAAGGGCAAATCGAATGCGCATCGGCGCAGCCTCTGGCGTTGATCCTGTAGGAATGTTTGTGAATTGAGCGGGAAGTGCCGCGTCGCTTGTATTGGCAAAGGTTCTATAAACTCCAGTATTTAAAGTTCGCTCTGTATCTATTTGCACATACTTAGCCGCAGGTTGGTAGCTCATTGATGGCTTAGCCTGCCATTGCGGACGCGTAGAAGTTGCGCCCAAGGTTACGGCGTGCGTATAGGTACCCGTTCCAATGTACTGCAATGTATAACTGTATTGCCTATAACTAACCGTAGAATCTAAATACTCGGCAGCAGAAACCAACCAATAAACGCCTAGCTCGTGAATAAATCTGCACTGCAAAATATCGCAAATCTGTTCGATGGCTTCTTTACAAGATACCATATTTTCGCTAGCGTATTGGAAAGCGTTAACGTCGCTTGCGTTTATATCCTTAAAGGCGTCGTAATTATCTATAAAAGTATTGATGTCAACCTTCAGTAAGTGGATTCCTTTAATACTTGCATCGCTAGAGTAAGGGCTAACTGCGTCGCGTAAATAATCCGTCTGCGTTCCGTTTACAACCCAGTAATCTTTTAGGTTTAATAAGTCTAAGCTCTTCCTGAATAGCTGTGATATTTGTATTTTGCCATCGGTGAACCAATCAGCGCTTACCTTAAATCCGTTTAGCAATTCCAAGCCATCAACAGCACCCAAAGAAATAACAGGCTTGGCTTCGATTGCCTCGCGTTGGAATGTCATTTGATCAGCAATCACTCTGCCGACGTGCTGAAGTACTGCATCTTGGTAAATTAATACGGCCCAATACTGCTCGTTATTTGTGGCAAGGTTTTTAAAGTCTGCCAATACTGTATTATTCGGGATGACCCAGTGCGAAGTAGATCGCGAAGAGCGGATTGGATTCTCAAAGAAAGTATCACCTTCGCCACTCCTTTCTATTTCGTACCCATTGTCTGCAAGTAATAACTCAGTTCCACCTGCACCCGAACCGCTTGGAGCGTCCCAAATTTCCACCTTGTGAAGGGCGCCCGTAATTGAATAAAAACTTCCGTAGTATTTGCGTGCCATCTTATCCCCTGCTAGAGTCTCTATTATATCGTTCCAAAACTATTGCCAAATCGCGCCCCTGTATGGAGGTGCTTGCTACAAATCCGCTGCTGTCGTTACTCTTTAACATTCCTTTTAATTTATCAAGTGGTGCAATTACTTCAGGGTTAGAACTCGCCCCGGGATATTCACCCATAAGGCCAAGCGTTGGGCCGCTAACTATACCACCGTCGGCAAAGGCTGTAACATTCGCGCCCTCTTTTAATTTGTTGCGCACAATGGCCGCACCTGCTATCAATGCAATACCTGCCACCGCTGCCGCCGCAGGATTTGCAACTATTAATTTTTGGAAGGCTTCCGCTGCAATAGCAGTAGTTACTAAAGCCTTGCCTAAGGAATCCATAAATCCAGCGATTGCACCTAGCATATTTTTACCGAAATTTTTGCCTGCAGCCTCGTCCCCCGTTGCCATGTCTGCAATAAATTGCCCAATGCTCTCGGCTGTTTCCATTTGCAAAGTAGCAAATGCTGCATTAACAGCGGTTAAAGCTTCCTCTGTTTTGGCCGCCCATTCTGCCGTTTTAATTGCCGATGCATTTAAAGCGCTTGCATGTTGTTGAAAGCTTGCACTGTTGCGGTCCGCCATCGTTTTAAACGCGTCGCTTACCTCTACAGTAGTAGCCACAACTTCTGGGCCCTCTTCAATTATATCCGTGAATAATGGCTCGCTTTTTATGTCATCCAATACAGGCGGGATCTTGTCAAGCTCCGCCAATACATCGGCCATTGATTGCTTTACTATTGGATCCACTGGAGCTAATAAACTGCCACCCGTGTTCTTTGCGGTGAGCTGCTCAGTCTCTTTAATAACCGCTTTGGTGATCTTTATTTTTTCCTTGCCTACTGTTCTATTAGATTCGATTTCGTCTAGATCAAAAGCATGTAGTTTATTTTGATACTCCTCGTTTAAGCTTGTACGAATCTCTTTATTTTCCTTTTCGTACTTCGTATAAATTTCTAGCTCTTGCGCCTTTCTGTTAAAGCCTGTTATTGCGTCTAACTCTTCTTGCTTGCGTTGATTGCTCAATGCCATGGCTTCTTCGCCAGCCTTTTTGTAAAGAGCTTTTTGAGTTGCTAAGCTATTTCTTTTTAAATTTAAAATAAAGGCTTCATTTTTACCCTCTGCTTTAGCCGTTGCTATTGCAATTTCTAGACGGCGCTCTTCAAGTTTTATTTTCTTTGCCGCATTAGATAGTAATGAGTCCTGTGTTTCTTTTAATTTCGCTATCTTTTTTTCGGCAGCCGCAGCTTCCGCGCCCATCTTGGATAGCAAAACGCCAACAGCTAAAATTGCAACGCTTATTAATACCCAAGGCCCTGCAGCTAGCGCTAAATTCATTGCCCTAGTTGCTACGGTTGCGCCGTTAGTTGCTGCTGTATAAATGCTAGTAGCCGCTGCGCTCAGTCCTTGACGCACTGCGCTTTCCTCTTGCAGTGCATTTTGGATGGCAGTCAATCCGTTGACGATTGCCATAGCAGATTGCAGCTTGACCATAGCCTCCTGCAAATCCTTTCCGCCCAAGCCTGCTAATTGCATGGCTCCTTGCATTGCCCCAAAGGCTCCCGCCGCCGCCTGCACTCCACCTAGCACCGCATCTAAACGACGCGTATCACTCGCAAAATATCCAACCTCCGCACGCGTGTCCGCGATGCTGTCCTTCATGCGGCCCGCCTGTTTAATTATTTCGTTAGCAACTTGGGCAAACTCTGGACCTAACGCCCGGGCTTCCATTGCTAATTGGGTCAACTGCCTTACGCTTCCCATCGTTGGGTTACGCGTAGCAATAGCCGCCAAACGTTCCTCCATCGACTTCGCCGACTTGGCAACCTCGGCGCTCATTTGGTTGCTGCTCTTTTGTACTATAGCAATGGCTTTGTTAAACCCTTCGCGCAGTTTCTCAATGTCTGCCCCAATTACAATATTTAAACTTTTAGCCATTAGATTATAATTTTATCACCAGTTTCTAAAAGCACAAAGTCGCCACTTTCCAAAAGGATAAAAGACTCTGCAGCAGGCGCAGGCGAAGTATAAATATAGTTTAGTAAATAGTCCTGAGAAATTTGGTAAAGTCCCGCAAACGCCGCCGTATCGTCGGCTGTATGATTCTCGCCGTCGTATTCGATTACTTGCACGTAAGAATCGTTATAAGTATCTGGCGTTACCGCGTCATCAAACGCCGCCCTAACTTGCCCGCTTAACTCGATGGCATCCGCAAAGCTTGTAGCATAAACGTTTACTTGCACCCTTGCAAACTCTGTGCGACTGTGGCCTGAGTTAGTTGGGTTGGCTGCAATAGAAACAAGGTTGTAACTGATCGCGGGAAATGCTGACTCTTGCGGGATTCTGACGGGGTTTATCCGCGTGCCTACCAACGAAGTAACCCCCGCCGCATTGCTTAAAATTGAATAGACTATTTTTATAGGGGCGCTCATGCTTTCGCGTCTGGGGTTAACTTATCAAAGACATGCGAATATAGTTTTAAAGCGTCGTGTATTGATAGGTAATCGGACTGCTCCCAAGGAAATGTTAACAGCCGTTTGGGTTCAATAGGTTTCTTTAAGTGTGGAGCCATACCCGTAGCAACCGCCCAGCGGGTTATTTCCCACTGGTTGCGATACTGCTGCTGCTGAGCTTCGCGCATCCCTTCCAATTTCAAACGCCAAAAGCGAGGCGTAGACTTTAAAAAAGCCTGCTCGCTTAGCATCATTTCACCGTAAGCAATGCGCTCAATCTTGCGCCAAGTTAGCGGGGCGCTGTCGCCCTTGGCATTTACTCCCCCGTTGAATCTTCAACAGGTGCAAAAAAATCTG